GAAACAGAAGCCGGCCAACAAGATCGACGGCGCAGTCGCACTACTCAACGCGATGAACCGCGCCCTCACAGCGGAATCGACTGCCGGTAAATTCGACTCCGGCTTCTTCATCGGCTAAGAGAGAGCAACCAAGCATGGCTACATTCACTTCCCAGGTCGCGTCCTTCGCCCGCACCGTCGGCAAGGCATTTCGCTCCGGCTCGTTCTCTCCCACGGCCATCTTTCAGTGGCTACACTCAGGCGATCAGACCGTAGCCGGCGAAATCGTCAACGAGTCGAACGCCCTGAAAATCAGCAGCGTGTATGGATCGGTGCGCGTCATTGCGGAATCGATCGCTTCCCTCCCCCTGAAGCTCATGGAGCGCACGGCCGGGGGTCACCAGGAGGCAGTCGATCAGAACCTCTACAGGCTGCTTTCGGTCGAGGCCAACCCCGAGACCAGCGCCTACGGCTGGATCGAGACCCTGGTCGGCTGCGCGGCCTTGACCGGCAACGGCTACAGCGAGATCGAGCGCAACCCGCTCACCAAGAACCCGGTAGCCCTGTGGCAGCTTCATCCCTTCAAGACGGTCTGCCGACGCGACGAGCGCACCAACGTCATCTACTACGAGACCTCGGACGGCATGCCCTTCAACCAGGTCCGCCGCATCGCGGAAGAAGACATGATCCACCTCAAGCTCTTTTCGCTTGACGGGCTCTCAGGCATCAGCCCCATCGAGATGATGCGGCAGACGCTCGGCCTGGCCATGGCCATGGAGAAATCCGGTGCGCGCCACTTCGGAAATGGAAGCAACCCCGGCGGCATCATGACGAACAAAAACAAGCTGGATGACAAGGCTCAGGTCGCCCTACGCGAGTCATGGAATGCGCAGCAGGGCGGCGTGAATCAGGGCAAGACTGCTTTCCTCTTCGGCACCGAATGGAATTATCAGACCATCGGGCTCTCCAACGAGAATAGCCAGTGGATCGAGTCTCGCGCCTTTACCCGCGCCGACATTTCGATGGGAATCTTCCGCGTGCCTCCGCACATGGTGGGCAGCGAAACCAAGATGCCCGGCAGCGGCGCCGAGCAAATGGCCCTGCAGTTCGTCACTTTCTGTTTGCAGCCCTGGTTGACCCGCTTCGAGCAGGAGCTGATCCGCAAGCTGATCCCCACGGTCGGGCGCAGCGCAAATAGATTCTTTGTCCAGTTCGCAGTTGACGCGCTCTTGCGTTGCGATGTGAAGACAACTAACGAGGCGCTCCAACTGGGGCGCGTCGGCGGCTACCTCACCGGCAACGACTGCCGCCGCAAGCTCGGCATGAACGCCGCCGATGCAAGCACAGGCATGGATTGCTTCTGGATGCCAGTGAACTACCAGAACGCCGCCCGGCTCCTCGATACCGAAAGCATCCAGGATCAGCCTCTAGGCGGCGATCCGGCCGATCCGCCCGAGCCCACGGCGGGGGAGAGGAACATGCTCGGCCATTTCACCCGCGCCTATATCAGCATCTATTCCGACGCGTTCAAGCGCCTTTTGACCCGCAAAGTACGCAGTTTGGAGACCATTCAGGCCCTCTTCGGCCCCGTTCTTATCTCCATCGCGGACGCTTCCTCGAACCGCGGCGGCCTGCCCTTGCCGGGCGGAGACCCAGCGTCGGCCGGCGCCGTAGACGATGCAATGCGCTCCATGGCCAAGCGGGCGGCGAAGTGGGCTGAGACCATCGCTCCCGAGGATTTGACCGCGCTGGCCATGGGCGAATTCACCCGCGCCGTGCGCACCATCCACATTTCAGTGTCACGCGATCAGGCAGCGGCCAAGGCCGTCCTGGAGCTGGCTGCACCAGACCCAGAGGAGACCGACGATGTCCAAGCAGCTTGAACGCCGCACCATCCCGTGCGAATTCCGAGTCTCCAAAGATGCCAAACCCACCATCTTCGGCTACGCCGCCAAGTTCGGCGTGCGCTCTGAGGACCTGGGCGGCTGGGCGGAGATCCTCGCGCCCGATTGCTTCACCGCCAACCTCGCCACCAAGCCCGACGTCCGCGCCCTCTTCAATCACGATCCCAGCGCGATTCTCGGCCGCACCGCCGCCGGCACTCTAACGCTCTCCGAGGACAAAGTCGGCCTTGCCTACGAGGTGACCCCGCCTGACACCCAGGTGGCACGCGACCTGGTCGTCTCCATGCAGCGCGGCGACATCAACCAGTCCAGCTTCGGCTTCATCTGCACCGACGCGGCCTGGGGCTATGACCCGCTGGTCGGAATGGATATTCGTACCGTGAAGACCGCCGAGCTTTTCGACGTTTCGCCGGTGACATACCCCGCTTACACCGATGCAACCAGCGGTGTCCGCGCTGTCGAGGCCCGCTCGCTGCCGACAGACATGCCGGCGGAAGTGCGCACGAAACTTGCGGCTGGGCTCGCGGCCGTCGCAGCCGCCGAGAAGCGCGACGACCCCGACGCCGATCCGACGTGCTCCTGCGATTGCGCACAATGCGTGGCGGGTTCATGCGCCCTCTGTTCCGACGAGGATTGCGACGACGAGTACTGCTCTGACGATTGCAGGGCGTCGCGCGCGGCTCACCTGGCCAGCGAAGACCGGAAGCGCTCGATCCGGATCGCCCTGGCCCAGCACACGAAGTAACCAAGTTCAGATTCACGCCTGAGGGGCGCGCCGCTTGCCGGCCGCGTTCACTCGCACTCGTCCGTCAGGCCGCGAAGAGTCATGCGCACGCCGCGCATGGTGTCCCGCTGCACCACAAATCCGCACCAAGAAGGAACACCAAATGACTCTTCAGGAAATGCACGAAGCCCGCACCAAGCTTCTGGCGCAGGCGCAGGTCATTCTTCTGCAGCCCGTAGTCACGGCCGAGAATCGCACCTCAGTGGATGCGATGCTTGCCGACGTGGACATCATCGACGCCGATGTTGTTCGTTTCAACCGCACCACCGTGGTTGAGGTTGAAGAGCGCAGCCAGCGCCTCATCCCCCGCGGAGCGCCTGGCGCAACCGGAGCCGATGCGACGGTGGAAGCCCGCAACGCCGCGCAGAAGAATGCGTTCGATGCGGCCATCCGCGGCAACAACCATTACCTCCAGCTCAACACTGAGACCCGCACGCGCTTCGGATCGGCCGAGACCCGCGCCATCCTGGAGTCCGGCACCGGCGCAAACTTTGTCCCGCAGGCGTTCCTCCCGGAACTCATGCAGGCAGAGAAGGAGTGGGGCGATCTGTTGACCATCGTCAACAACGTCCGCTCCGATTCCGGCAACCCCCAGAAGTACGCGACCAGCAACGACACCTCCTCGATTCTGTATGAGGAAGTGGAAGGCACCGCGGACGCAAACGCGACCCAGGACCCGGTCCTCTCCGGCGCTCTGGTCACGTCCAGCCTGCTGTCCTGCCCGGTGATTCTGGTCGGATGGGCGGAGCTGCAGGATTCAGCCTTTGACATCACCACTTTCGTCAAAGACATCCTGGCCAAGCGCTACTTCCGCTCGCTCTCCGCAATGTGCGTCAACGGCTCGACCAGCGGCAACGTCGCCTCGATCCTGACGGGCGTCGCGGTGGCGGGTACAAACATCACCTCCGCCGTTTCGGCCACTGTGAGCTATGTCGACATCGCGGCCCTGTTCGGCGCCCTCGATCCCGCCTACATCCCGAACTCGACCTTCGTGATGAACGCGACGACTCGCGGCAACCTGCTCGGCCAGGTCAACACGCTCGGTAACCCGATCTTCACGCCTTCGGCCTCCGTTACCGCGGATCCGTTCGGTTCGCTGCTCGGCCGCCCCGTGAAGCTGGTGCAGGCACTCCCCAACATCGCAGCCGGCGCTTATCCCATCCTCCTGGGCGATTTCAAGGCCGGCTACATCCTCAAGACGGTTAACCCCGGCTTGGCGGTGACGGTGGTGAAGGAGCTCTACGCGGCCCAGTTCGCAACCGGCTTCATTCCGTTTGCGCGCAACGGCTCGGCATTCATCGCTCCCGGTGGAACTCACCCCATCATGGGCCTGAAGGTACACGCCTAAAACCCAATGACGGGGACTCTCCAACCAGGGAGTCCCCGTCGAGGTTCTTCATCACCACATCGAGGGAAATATGCCAGAAGAAACAGCTACACCGTTCAGCGTCGCGAAAAGCATGTTGGCGTCGCTCGAACGCATTGAGGCGCTGTTGCAGCCT